AAAAAAGGAATCTGAAAGCCTTATATTTACTGGCTTAGAGATTCCGAGAGATTATGTATGTAAGAAATGGAGGACAGAAAGTCATGAATAAGGAATTACAGAAGTTATTAAAGCAGATTAACGACAAGAAAAATGAAGTCAAGAGCCTTGTGAACGATGGAAAACTCGACAAGGCAAGAGCAGCAAAGGAGGAACTCGTAGAATTACAGAACAGATTCGACCTCCTCTATGATTTGGACGAGGACGAGCAGGACGGCATCGAGAACAAGGTCAAGGATGGAACTGCAAAGCAGGTCGGCGGGGATGTCAAGCCGGACAAAAAGAACATCGTGAAATCATTTGTCAACATTGTCAAAGCCGGATTCCTGCACAAAGAGGCAGACGAGGCAGACATCAAGGTGTACAAGGATGCACTCACATCCGACACAACCGCAGGAAGTGAGGGAGAGGTCGGAATCGGCGTGACAATTCCGGAGGACATCAGAACAGACATCATCGAGTTGCGTCGTTCATCCGACAACCTTGAACAGTATGTCAATGTCGAGGGCGTAACAACTAAGACAGGAACACGAAACATTGAGGTTGATGCAGAATCAACACCATTTGACAATGTTGACGAGGCTGCGGATTTTCCGGAGATGGACGAACCGGAATTTTTACCGATTGAGTACAAGGTAAAGAAAAAGGGTGGAATCCTCAAGATGACAGCAGAGTTACTTGAGGACACAGCATCCAACATCATGGCATACATCAACAAATGGATTGCCAAGAAAACAAAGGCAACCCGTAACGCAATGATTCTCAAGGTACTCAACGAGATGACAAAAGGGAAAGAGGTCACAGTCGAGAACCTTGACAGCCTCAAGGACATTTTCAATGAGCAGTTAGACCCTGCAATCGCTGACAATGCAGTTGTTATCACAAATCAGAGCGGTTTCAACTACCTTGACAAGTTAAAGGATAAAGACGGCAACTATATTTTACAGAAAGACCCGACACAGCAGACAAAGGGAAAAATGCTTTTCGGTGAATATCCTATCATCAAATTATCAAAGAAAACTCTTGCATCCGAGAAGATTATGAACACCGATGGTCACACAATCGACGGGTACAAGCATCCTATTTTCTGCGGTGACTTAAAAGAGGCAGTCACACTCTTTGACAGAAACGTCCTCACAATCGACCTCAATGACAAAGGTGCGGGTTTATGGGATAAGGACATGACCGGAATCAAGGTGCGTGACCGATTCGATGTGCAGCCTGTTGACAAGGGAGCAGTCATCAAGGGTCAGATTACAGAAGTTATCAACGGGTAATATGGCAGCAGGGCGGTGAATCCGTCCTGCTATTGAAAGCAGGTGAGAACATGACGGATGAAGAAAAAGAGAAGTACAGAGGCGGTCTGATTGCTACATGCAAGACATATTGTCACATCGACTATGATGACGACATCGAAATCCTTGAATTGATGCTTGACACGACACTGGATGAAATGACGGAACTGATTCCGAATTTCGACCGGAACAACCTCACAAGCCGTCAAAAACTGCTTGCATTTATGTCCGTGAAAGAACTGTACGACAACCGTGACAAGTACCGGAGCGACACGAAAACGCTATCCGCTGCCGTTTCCTCCATGCTATTGAAAGAAATATACGGAGGTGCAGCAGAATGACAGGCAGAATCAAGATAATTCGCAAGACAACAAGTGTTGTTGACGGTAGACGACAGCAGGAGGAAAAGGAGTTTTTCTCATGTTGGTGTGATGTCAAGAGTTTGGGAACAAATGAAAAATACAATGCGTTGCAGATAGGTCTTGAGAACACAATCATGTTTGAAACGAGAGCCTGCGACAAGATGGAGGAAATCAGATTGAATCTGAAAGAGTTCTACGCAGTATATAAAGGCGTTGAGTTCAAGATATATGATGCATGTCCGATGTTCACAGACGACAGGAAATATCAGTTGAAATGTAGAGCGGGAGCATAGTGTCATAATCTGACACCGGAGGTGATGCAGTGAAAATCGAAATGGAATTTCAAGGCTTGAAAGAACTCATGAAAGCATTTGAGGACGCAGCAAGCGACGAGGACATAAAAGAGGTCAATCAAAAGATTGTAAAGCAAAGCGAACCAGTTGTGAAAAACATCATGTCCGGCAAAATTCCGAAATCGGCAGACATCAAATTATCCGGTAGAGGTTTCGGTTCAAAGTCATCCGTGACATCACATGCAGCGGACAGCATACCGATGGGAGCAGTCAAAATGAAAGACACAGGAGCAACAGCAGATGTCGGATGGGAAAAGTCGGACAATAGCGAACACTTTTATGTGAAATTCATAAACTGGGGAACTATCTATCGCCCGCCTCAAGAATTTATCTATGCAACAGGGCGTGAGGCAGATGCGGAACTGCAAAAAATCGCAGAACAGGAATATCAATCATATTTAGACAACACATTGAAATGAGGTGAGAGCATGAGCAGCAGTCCGGACATCATCAAAGATGCATCCGACGCATTGAAACCAATATCAGACAGGAAAATCAGCGTGATGCAAGGATGGTATGACAAAAACATCCATGACAGACATGTGACATTGTGGGATTTGGGAGAAAACGACGAGAATTTTTCGGACGACGATGCAGAGGGAGTGACGCTGTCAGTGCAGGTCACTATATTTTCAGAGAATGACGAGGTTGAACTTGCGAGGGAAATCAAGTCACTTATGAAAGAAAACGATTTCTCATTTGACGGCAGGAACGGAGACGATTCAAAGCCGGAGGACGGAATCTATATGAAAGCACAAAGGTTTTCAAAGTTTTATGAAATGGAGGAATAGACATGAGCGAAACAGTAACACAGGTTAGCGACACAGAACAGAAGATTGTGAGGAGTAGAACTTGCGGTTGTAGAGATTTCTACATCGCAAAACTCACACAGAACGATGCGAAAGCATACGTTGCAGAAACTCCGGTCAAACTGGCAAGAGCAATCAAAGCAAAGGTTGACGAAAAGTGGAGTTCTGAAAAGATTTACTCTGACGATGGAACAGAGGAAGTCATCAATTCCTATGAGGGAACAGAAATCGAACTTGAGGTCAATGCACTCGCACCGCAGGACAGACAGATTCTTTTCGGTCAGTTATACGAGAACGGTTTTCTTGTAAAGACTGCGGATGATAAAGCACCGGAGGTCGCTGTCGGATGGAGAGAAAGAAAACTCAACGGAAAGTATGATTTCAAATGGTTATACGCCGGAAAGTTCGCAGAGGGCATCAGTGAGGAGGCAAGCACAAAAGAGGGCAAATTGTCTCCGACAACAAAGAGCATCAAGGGTTCATTCTATGAGAGAAGTCTTGACAATGCGTATGAGATTTCGGTCGACGAATCAAACCTCGTTTCCGGAGACACAAAGGCAGCAGAGGCAATCAAGGCATGGTTCAGCAAAGTGCAGGAGAAAAACGGCGGTTTAGGCTAATAAGAGGACATATAACAGGAGGATAAATCATGAAAAGAAAAATTATAGTCAATAACAAAGAGTTTACAATGCCGAAAATGTCAATCGACACATACACGGAATATCTCGAACTTGCAGAGATTGTCGACGCAAAACAGAGGTATTCAAAGCAGGACATTGAGGCGATGGGTCTTTTTATCTGCAAAGCATACGGAGACCAGTTCACCGTTGAGGAATTAAAGAATCCGGAGACCGGACTTGATGCAGCAGGATTGATTCTTGAGTTCCAGTTCATTGATATGGGAATCGCCGACGACCTCACCAAACGTATGGAGAAGATAGAGAAAAATTTTCAGAGTGGCAAGTGATACCGGAAATCGAGGTCACTTGCAGAGGTGAGAGACTTTTCATCAATTCCGTAACGGTAGAACAGTATAAAAAATACATCAGTCTCATGGAAAAGAATGACACGGAGAAATTCTCCGGAGTGATGTTTTTCAACAAAAAGATAATGCAGGAGATGTTCGGGAATGAATTGTCGCTTGCAGCAGTTGGGGAGATTGATGCAGTTGAATTTCTGACGGCAATCAAGACGGTTCATTTCATCATGCAGAACATTGTTGCAGAGAAGATGTTGAACATTGTCGAGGTTGAGCAGGTGGAAAAAGAGGCATCCGCATTCGATGACTATGACCGTGAAAATGGATATGAGGACGAGGATGAACAACCGGAGGAAAATCAATGGAAAGTCTGCGGGGAAATTGTTGACCGTGTTGTAAAAATTGCGATTCGGCTATTGAAAAACTCATACAGTCAATGCATGAAAGAGAACATTGTCACGTTGTTGGACTACTTAAAATTTGAATTAGATACAATCAACGAAAATCAGTAAGAGAGGAGGCGACCGAATGGCTTATACAAGCGTCAAAATTTCTGCAAATTCAAGTGATTACCAGTCACAAATGAAATCGGCAGCAGCACAAATGAAAGTCCTGTCTGCGGAATATACGACGGCAGCAACGAAAGCAAAGTTGTTCGGTTCGGAAACAGACAGCCTCAAGGCAAAAGCCGAATCGCTCACTCAAAAAATCACGGTGCAGAAAGGCATTGTGCAGTTAAATAGTGAGCAGCAGGAAAAGTTGACAAAGAAACTGTCAGAACAGAAAACAAAGCAGGAGGAACTCAAGGGAAAGATTGACGCTGCGAAAGAAGCCTATGCAAAGTCGACAGAGGAGACGGGGAAGAACTCCGAGCAGTCAAAAGCTTTAAAAGAGGAATTAGACAAACTCGAACAGGAGTACAAGGCAAATGAAACGGCAATCGGGAAAACAGAGACGGCTCTTGCAAATCAGACAGTAAAGACAGAAAAGTCAAAGACTGCCCTCATGAATATGGAGGCAGAACTGAAAAATGTTAATGAACAGTTAAAAGACAATAAACTTGAAAAATTTGCGACTGCTTGTGATACGGCAGGAACAAAGATGGAGAGTTTCGGAAAGAAAATGTCGGTTGTCTCTGCCGGAATTGCGGGCATTGGTGCAGCATCAATCAAAGCATTTACAGAACTTGACGAGGGATATGACACCATAGTGACAAAGACCGGAGCAACCGGAGAGGCACTTGAGGGATTGACAAAGTCTGCGGATAATGTTTTCGGAACAATGCCGGAGGATATGTCAACGGTAGGCGAGGCAATCGGAGAAGTCAACACAAGATTTCACACAACAGGAACGGAACTTGAAAAGACCTCAAAACAGTTCATACAGTTTGCAACAATCAACGGAACAAATGTCACACAGTCAGTCGACCAAGTTGATAAAATCATGAAAGCGTGGAACGTCGATGCATCACAGACGGGGAATCTGTTAGGTTTACTAACAGCAAAGGCACAGGAAACCGGAATCTCTGTTGACACATTAGAGGGATATGTCCTCGACAACAACGCACAATTCAAAGAAATGGGGTTGTCGCTGCCTCAAGCAATCAATTTGATGGCTCAATTCGATGCAAACGGTGTTGATTCAACTCAAGCAATGGCGGGTCTGAAAAAAGCATTACAGAACGCCACATCAGAGGGAAAATCAATGGACGAGGCGTTGTCAGATACTATCGGCAGCATCAAGAACGCAAAGACAGAGACTGAGGCGATGCAAATTGCAACGGAACTGTTCGGAAAGAAAGGTGCTGCGGAAATGACAAAGGCAATTCGTGAGAACAGAATTGACCTCACCAGTCTTTCGTCATCAATGGAGGAATACGGCTCAACGGTCGAGGACACCTACAACGGAACACTCGACCCGATTGATAACGCAAAGGTTGCAATGAACAACGCAAAATTGGCGTTGTCGACACTGGCATCCACAGCACAGACATCCGCAGCACCTATGATTGAAAAATTGACCGGAAAGATTCAAGAGTTGACAAAATGGTTTACGTCGCTTTCTCCGGCACAACAAGAAACAATCCTCAAAGTTGGTCTCGTGGTTGCTGCTATCGGTCCGTTGTCAATCGGATTCGGAAAAGTGGCAAAGGGAATCTCTGACACGGTAACGACCGGACAGAAATTTGTGTCCGGAGCTGCAAAGATAATCGCAAAGATTACGGCAAAGACAGCAGCCACGGCAGCGGGAACGGCAGCAGATACGGCAGGAACAGCAGCCACGGCAGCACATACGGCAGCTACAACAGCAGCCACAGCAACAACCGGAGGAATGACAGCAGCACAGACCGCATTGAACGCAGTCATGAATTTGTGTCCGATTATTCTGATTGTGACACTGATTGCCAGACTGATTGCAGCAGGTGTCGCCCTATATAAAAACTGGGATACGGTCAAGGAAAAACTGTCCGAATTGTGGGGCAATATCAAAGAAAAATTCAATGCAATCAAAGAGACCATCACGGGAGCGTTCACGAAAGCGAAAGAGGCGGTCACGAATAAGGTCAAGGAAATCGGTAACAACATAAAAAACAGCACAATAGGACAAGCAGCCTCGAAAGTATTCAACGGCGTAAAGGACACAGTTCACAATGTCATGTCGGCAGCGACCGAAACGGCAAAGGAAAAACTGGGGAATATGAAAACCGCCTATGAAGAAAACGGAGGCGGTATCAAGGGCGTTGTCGCTGCCGGATGGGAGGGAATCAAAGGATATTATTCAGCAGGATTCACATTCGTTGATAATTTATCCGGAGGGAAACTCTCTGAAATCAAATCAAAATTCTCTGAAAAGACATCGGAAATCAAAACAAAGGTTTCCGATGGTTGGGAAAATATGAAAACTACCGTCACGACAAAAATGACGGAATGGAAAACCAACGCATCGAACAAACTGAATGAAATCAAGTCAAATTTTTCGACAAAGGTTTCAGACATCAAGTCCAATGTCTCGACAGGTTGGGAGAATATGAAAACCACCGTCACGACAAAAATGACGGAATGGAAAAATAATGCAACGAATAAATTGACGGAAATCAAATCCGGATTCTCCTCAAAAGTTTCGGAGATAAAATCAAAATGGTCGACTGATTTCACGAATATAAAGGACAAAGCGACCTCCCTCATGGAAACAGCAAAGTCCAATGTGTCAACAAAACTCGACCACATGAAATCCGCATACAGTGAAAAAGGCGGGGGAATCAAGGGAATTGTGTCTGCTACGTTTACGGGCATAAAAGACACAATGAACTCTCTCATGGGTACGGCGAACACTCTGACAGGTGGAAAACTTGACAGCATCAAATCGGCATTCTCAAGCAAATTAGCGAGTGCGAAATCGACCGCATCGTCTGCGATGGAGAACATCAAATCATCATTCTCCTCAAAGATGGAATCCGCACACGGAGCGGTGACAGGTGCGTTGTCAAGAATCAAATCGGCGTTCAATTTCAAATGGTCATTGCCACACTTGAACCTGCCTCATATTAGCGTGAGCGGAGGGAAAGCACCATACGGAATCGGAGGAAAGGGTTCACTCCCGTCATTCTCGATTCAGTGGTATAAATCCGGCGGTATCATGACAAATCCGACTGTGTTCGGAATCAACGGCAGCAGCCTCATGGTAGGAGGCGAGGCAGGCGACGAGGCAATCTTGCCACTTGCAGAATTTTATAACAAATTGAACAACATCCTCGACAAGAAACTGGATGCAGTTCAAAAATCAAATATTGTGTATGTGACGAATCACACATACATCGACGGAGACGAGGTTGCAAGCAGAACTGTGTCGAGGGTTGATGCACAGATGGTCACAGACAAAAGGAAAGGGAGGTAAAACAAGGCGATGAAGATAAACGGAACAGACATCAGAGTGTACAACGCAAAACAGTTGACCGCCGATGTGCAGCCTCCCTCAATCGTGAATAATTATGAATGGTTGTCGGGAGCAACACTCCCGACAGAACTTGAGACAGATGTTCAGATGGGTCATTTGAAATTGTCAATCTATTTCAAGGGTAAGGACAGGAACAGCATCATCCGTTCTGCGTCAGAATTTATGATGAATTTCACAAAGCCGTGCAGGTTGGAACTTGACGGCTACAAAGGAACATATATCGGGTTTATCACATCAAATGACTATGAGAAAAAGAATGTGAAACAGAGGTACGTCGTAAATGTGGAATTTGACGGCTTTTTCGTCGATGACGACCTCTCAATCACATTCGACGGGAAAACCTCCGCATCGTTCTATAAAGTGGGGACAAGAGACACTCCGTGCGTTGTGGAGGTATATGCAAAAAGCACCTTGACGAATTACACAATCAACGGACTGGGAGAGGACATTGTTGTTGAGAGCCTTGCAGCAGGAAAAACAGTTGTGATAGATGCAAAAACCGGACTTGTGACAATAGACGGGGCGAACGCATTTGACAAGGTGGATTTGTGGGAATTTCCGGTATTAAAGGCAGGAGAAACGGCACTCACATTCTCCAACACAAAGGCAAGAGTGACGGTCAGATACACTCCGATGTGGATTTAGGAGGTGAGAGCGTTGCAGATTTTTGATGATAAAAAGAAAAGAATCGGAACACTGTCCGGATTCGAGGATAGGGCAATCACCACGACACTGGATTCCGGAGATAAGGAATTGACGTTTGACTATCCTGCATCGGGAGCGTTGGTTGACCTGCTCAAAGAAGAATATTATATACGCACTAAAACGGACGAATTTGTTCTCAAAGCAGTCGAAAAAGGGGAACAGTTCAACAAATACACCGCCGTCCTCAATGTGGAGGAATTGGAGGGAACGGCGTTCCCGTATGGGTTTGAATCGGATGAACAGACAATCAAAGCGTGTCTTGAGTTTGCGTTCGAGGGTACGGGGTGGCATGTCGGAACATGCACAGTCACAAAGAAAAGAACCATTGACGAGCAGGAGAGCGTCACGGCATGGGATGTCCTGCAAAAGTGCCTCACGACATACCGTTGTGAGTGCATCATTCACTCACTGACAAAGACAATCGACATCTATGACAGGATAGGAAGTGACAGAGGGTGTTATTTCATGGAGGGATTGAACCTCCGGAAAATATCTTTGAAATCCGACACCTATGATTTTTATACAAGAATCTATCCGATAGGCAAGGACGGCATCACGCCGGAATGGTTGACCGGAAAAGATTACATCGACAATTTTCAGTATAGTTCCAAAATCAAGGCGTATGTGTGGAAAGACGAGCGATACACCAACACCACAAGTCTGATTGAGGATGCGACGGCAAAGATTGAGGAAATGTCACGACCATACAAGGCATATACTGCGGAGGTGGTCGACCTTGCGAAAGCGTCAGAAAAATACAAAGACATTCTTTCATACGGAATCGGAGACACGGTCACACTTGTGTCAAAGAAAACCAGAACGAAAGAAAAACAGAGGATTGTCAAAATCACGGAATATCCGGAGACACCGGAAAAGAATACGGTTGAGATTTCAAATGCGAGAAAGACATTTGCAGAGATTCAGAAAGAGGAGACAGCAGCAGCGACCGAGGAGGCAATCTCAATCTCCAACAGGGCAACAAAGAAAGTCCTTGAGAACTATTCGACCACGGAGGAGATTGAAACCAAAATCACGGCATCGAAAAAGGCAGTCGAGGCGGGTGTTGCCTACACTCTGAAAAATTATTATACATCCGTGCAGATGGATTCCTTGATAAAAGCCACAAAAGAGGAGATTTCTCAAGAGGTAAAACATGTTGAGGAAAACTCAATGCACAACTATGTTGTGAATGGAGATTTTTCAAACGGACTTGATGATAATTGGTACAACAGTAATGAGACAAACAACTCCGTGATGGATGTGTCCGGTTTGGGTACGGTTGCAAAAATACTGAAAACATCCTCAAGCAGTTCCTATATACGGCAGAATTTAGGGAAAATACCTGCGGGAACATATCGTGTGAGATATAAGGCAGCAACAGCAGCAGGGTACGAAAGCACGGCAAGGGTGCAGGTGGGGGCGTTGGGAAGTTATTCAACGACATCCTCCGGAATGCTAAAGAGCAAAGAGTTCACGACGATTGAACGTGAAATCACGGTATCAGAGGGAACAAAATATATTTACATTTACGCATACACACAGAACGCACCCGTGTATATCACGGATATTGAGGTATTAGGACTGTATTCATTGTATGCGGATGCAAAGATTCAAGTGACCGCAGAGGAAATAACCTCCGAGGTAAAGAAAAAAGTCAACTCCGATGATTTCGGAACGCTAATCACACAGAACGCATACAATGTCCGAGTTGCATTCAATAACGGCAGTTCGTACATGCAGTTTGATTCGACAGGAATCACGATGTACACAGGAACTATCACAGACAACACGAAAAGAACACGATTCGATTACAACGGCGAACATTTCTATCGTGACGGAAAATATGTCGGAAAAATCGGAACAAACACCATGATAGGGAATGACAGTCAGAGAGGACTTGTGTTTGATATAGAATATGACACAGCATATATGTCATGGGCGAACAAGGAAAGTGCAAACGGCAGTTCATACATGATGAAATGGGCGTACTGCACACAACAGTGCAACAATTATGAGGCGAATATGCTACATGCAGGGGCAGACATTAACATGCACTATTATAAATTGAGAAACGTGAGTTTTGAAGATGGGGCAATCAATGGAACATTGACATTCAAGCAACCTTTAGCAGTGAGCAGCGATGGAACATTGTCAAAATGGTCAACAGCAACATTGACATTCAAGAATGGGATTTTGATTTCGGGTGCATGGAGTAACGGATAAAACAGGAGGAAAAACAATGCAGATGAATGACGAAAATATTCAAACAGAGGAAATCAAACAGGTAGCAGAGCCGGAGTTCAAGTTTCCGGATGATGCGGAAAGCACATCAAGACCAAACGAGACAGCAGAAGTTGTGACAAGAGAAACCGCAGAGGAAACAAACACGGAACTCTTGCAGAGCATCGACAAGAAACTTGACATGTTACTTGCAGCACAGGCAGCAACGCAGGCAGCAAAGGAGGAATAATCGTGAATACACCTATCGCAGTAAGAATCGAATGTGCAAAGGGAGAAATCCTCAACGCTATGGAGGCAATACAGACAAAACATGCGTTGCCTCCCTGCATCATGGACGGCGTTCTTTCTTCTGTACTGGCAGAGGTGAGGAGTGAGGCAAAGATTGAACTCATAAACTCCACAAATGCAATGATGGCAGAAAAAGACGAGGAACTTGAAAAGGCGAAAAAGGCAGCAAAGAGAACCTTGAGAACCGAACCGGAAGAACAGCCGGAGGAGGAACATCCGGAGAATCCGGAAGAATAAGCAGTAAACACCGAGAGGAGGTGAGAGCATGGCAGCGTTGACGAAATTGACGACGAACATCAATCTTGAGATGTCCGGAGACACAAAAAGATATTTAGTATCTGCAAAGCAGGGAGACAAGGCAACACGATTCATCGTTGCAAAACTACTCAATAACGGTGAACCGTACACAATTCCGACAGGTTCGAGAGTGGTCATCAATATTGCAAAGCCGGACGGGAAACATGTGTACAACACATGTACATATTCCGGTTCGGATGTGACGGTCGAACTGACAAATCAAGCACTTGCAGCCTCCGGAACGGCATATTGTGACATTGAAATCCGGACAAGTGATGATTCACAGATTATCACATCTGCATCGTTCACGATGGAGATTGAGAAGTCACAGAGGGATGAAAATGCAATCCTGTCATCAAATGAGTTCACAGACCTTGAGAACAGAATCAAGGGGCATATTGAGACCATTGAGAACACGGATGAAGCAGTCAAGAAAGCAGAATCGGCAAGGGTGACGGCAGAAAATGCAAGGGTAAAGGCAGAGAGTGAAAGAGCAGCAGCGGAAAAGAGCCGACAGGAAAATGAGAACACCCGCATCCAACAGGAGAAACAGAGGCAGCAGGACACATCGCAGGCAGTCAAAAACGCCGAGGATGCGACCACAGCGACCAAACAGGCGACAAAGGACTGCAAAGAGGTCACAGACAGGGCAGAGGATGCGTTACAGAATCAAGAGCAGCTTGAGGCGACTTTGAACACGGCGACGCAGATTCGACAGGAAGTGTCACAGATGCAGTCGGCAGTCGAGGAGGCAAAGAAACAGGTTGAACAGGACAAAAAGGATATTGATGACACGATTCAAAATTCCCTGCTTGCATCCGCAGAGAAAATCCTTGAGAGTGTGCAAGACTATTTCAACCGTGCCGAGGCTTTATATTCGAGCATGTATCTTGATTGTGACGGTGAAACACCATACCTGCGAACCGTGACACCGATTTTCATTGATGGAGCAACGCCACAGGTCAGACGGGCAAATGAGGGCGTTGATTTCGACGGAGGAACGCCGACCTCCCGACAATTAGCAGTATAATTCCACGATACTGGAAACAGACGGCGAAACGAACACAAAAACGTGATTGTGTGATATATTCCATAATCACGGGGCAAAGGAGGTTGAATAGATGGCAGCAATCAGACCATGCACCGGAACAACGGCAGACTGGAAAGCGGTTGAGGACACACTGATTCTCAAGGAAAGAGAGGTCGGAGTTGAAATTGACACATCCGGTCATTATTTAGTCAGACAGGGAGATGGTAAAAACAAATTCTTTGATTTGCCGATTATCGTCAATAATGCACGTTATGAGGAAATACTGGAATTGACACAGGGGTACATGAACACCGTGAACAATTTCAGCAAGAACATGACGGAGGCGACCAACAGTGCGAACAGTGCAGCAAAGACGGCAAGCGATGCAGCAGCATCCGCAACCGCAGGAGCAAAGGCGTGTGAGGGCATTGTGGACGGTCTCAACACTATGGTTGACACAGTAACAAAAAAGACCTGCGTTCTCTCGATTGAGGACGGGATTTTGACGATAAGGGAGGCTTGAGCATGACTTACAAGAAAGTAACACCGATTTCAAAAGGCGTGTTGAGAATCAGAAGTGAACCCGATGAAAGCGGGAGAGTGTGCGGTTCGGTATCTTATGGCGAGGAGGTCACGGTCGAAACGACAAAGGTGACATCGAAAAAAGGTAAAGAATATTACAGACTGGCGGGATATGGCTATATTTTAGCGTCACAGGTAAGGGATGCAGAATCGCAGACAGGGGCAGAGGCGAAAGTGGATGCAGCGGTCAAGAAAGCGGAATCAGCAGCGAGAAAAGCAGAACAGGCAGCAAAGGCGTGTGACGGCATAGCTGCCGGAATGAATGTCGTGATTGATTCTGTCACAGGGAAAGCGTGTGAGATTGGAATGACCGACGGAAATATTGTTGTAAGGGAGGCTTAACACATGGCAAGCGGAGACGTAATTGTAAAAGTAGCAGACAAAGACACACTCGACCGCACATATGCGAATACAAACGCTATACTGGCAGCAGTCGGGGAAGATGTAAGAATAAAGGGTGTAAAGCGTTACGGAATGAAAATCAACAAAAATGACAGCAATCCGGCGACACGATGCACATATCTTTTCGATGCGGTGGGAATGACACCCGCTGCGATGAATTATTCTGCCGGACGGTTCGATTTTGGAGACTGGGGAAACGTCTTTTTTGTAAAGAACAATTATCCGGCAATGGTCAGATATGACGGTACAGAAGATTATAAACTCGACCCGAACGACCACACAAAGAAAGCAGATGGAAAAACGGCATCCGATGTCTCAAACACGGCATACGGAGGAAATGCAATGAGTGTATTCGATGGCAGCGGTGACAAGGGCAAGATTTGGCTCTCACAGTTTGAAGTCGGAAACTATGAGTACATGATTATTTCAAACGCCCAGTACGATGAATCATACAACGATGACGCATATGTCAGAGAGGACGGTTCACATGCGGACAAACTCTATTTCCCGATGTTCGGCGGTTCGTATGACGGAACACGCATCCGCTCACTTGCAGGACAGGCACTCATGTATAACACAAACGCATCAACAGAGATTGCAAGAGCAAAGGCAAACGGTGCGGGATGGAATATCGGCTCATGGAGCAAACGAAACCTGTTGAATTGTATGCTCAAGATTATGTCAAAGACAGACAATTCACAGACTGCGTTCGGACAGGGTCAGACATCCGGATATGTGAACGACGCATCACAGAATTACGGGCATCTTGCAACCGGAACACTCAAGGACAAAGGACAGTTTTTCGGATATAACGACACAACACATGAGGTCAAAGTGTTCTACATGGAAAAACCGTGGGGCAACCGTTGGGATAGAATCAACGGTCTGTTGATGGTAGGCGGTGAAATCCTTGCAAAGATGACACCACCGTACAATCTGACAGGAAAGGACTTTGAAAAGGTCGGAATCACATTCACATCATCCGGCAACGGTTATCAGAAAGGAACAAAGTCAAGCAGATTCGGACGCATTGTCAATTCAATAGGTGGCAGCAGTAGCACATACACATGTGACTATTTTTGGTGGAATGCCGGAATTACTGCGGTCGCCCTTGTCGGCGGTGCCTGTGACGGTGGCGAGTGCTGCGGTGCGGATTGCTTGAGTTTGAACGCTTCTGCGGGCGGTGCGAGCTGGAGCATCGGTGCGTCCGTTTTCTTAGAACAGCCTATCGCTGCGTAAGCAGCAGGGGGAGGAACGGAGGGGGAACGCCTCCGCTATTCCCGCCGTTAGGCGGTGTGGTCGTTTTTAGAAAAATGAATATAGGGATATAGGGTGCGGTGTCGGGCGGTGTTCCCGCTCCCTGCGGTCGCCCTTGTCGGCGGTAACTGTAACAATGGCGAGAACTGCGGTGCGGATTACTTGAATTTGAACAATTCTGCGGGCAATGCGAACTGGAACATCGGTGCGTCCAATTTCTTCTCATATCGGAGCGTTTAATCAAATGCAGCCTATATCCCACGCCACAAGGCGAAAATCATTCCGGATATAGGGTCGGTTGAGTAAGCATCCGCACAAAAACCGATAGGAGATAAGAAAATACTATATGAGAAGTTACAACAACCTATATGAACCAATGTTACAAGACGACTACATAAAACAGTGTTTTATAAATGCATCCAAAAAGAAAAAGAACAGGAATGATGTGCGGGAGGTATTAGAGAACCTCGGTGAACACACAGAACTCTTGAAAAAGATGTTGACAGAGGAGTTGTTCATTCCGGACTATCACAAACCGAGCATCATCAACGAGAGCAGCAGCAAGAAAACACGCCGTATATTGAAACCGCATTACAAATATGAGCAGGTTATTCATCATTGTGCAATAGGTCAGTTCAAACCGATTGTGATGAATGGATTGTATGAATTTTCATGCGGGAGCATTCCGGACAGGGGTGTTCATTACGGAAAGAAGTACATGAGAAAATGGCTTGATTCCTACGACGGAAAGAAATTCTTTGTTCTCAAGATGGATGTTCACCATTTCTTTGAATCCATAAACCGGAGAATCCTCAAAAGGAAACTCAAAGAGGTAATTCGAGATAAACGGTTTTATAGATTACTCTGCATACTGATTGAACATGACAAAATAGCACTCGTTGCAAAGATTTTGACGGATGCAGGTGTTGAGATAGATGCAGAGCAGACGAAAACGCTTGTCGGATGCATAGCATTTGACGACATCTCCGGAGCGTTGGAGATATTGCAGGAAATCGGCATCACAGGAGCGATGTTTGATGAACTGAAAGAAATTATTGAGGAGATGCGAAAAGGCGTTCCGTTGGGATATTTCACATCACAATGGTTCGGCAATTTTTACTTGAAAGCACTTGACCATTACATCAAGGAGGAACTCCATGCAGAGCATTACATGCGATATATGGACGACATGGTGATACTGGGAAAGAGCAAAAAGAAACTGCACAAAATACATGCAGCAATCGAAACATATCTGAATGACAATCTCGACCTTGAAATAAAAGGCGATTGGCAGGTGTTTAGATTTGAATATCCGGTATTTGATAAAGGCGGGAATCCGGTACTCGATAAAGACGGAAAGCAGGTCACAAAGGGTCGTATGCTTGATTTTATGGGATTTCAATTTCACCATGACCGGACAACCATCCGGAAATCAAACATTGAGGCTGCGAGACGTAAGGCAAACCATATCTCAAAGCAGGATAAAATCTCATGGTATAACGCATCGGTGATGTTGTCATATATGGGATTGTTCAAACACACGGACACATACAACTATTACATTGATTACATCAAACCAAAAATCAACGTCAAGAAACTCAAGAGGATAGTTTCAAAGCATAGCAGAAAGGAGAATGAACATGACAGACTGGAAAAAGGTGACAGGAACACAGCCGGACAAGCCGGAGGAGGTCGACAGGACATCGTCGCCGTCAACGGTTTACCTGCGTAGGAACATCAAACAGGCGACAAGAGAGATTGAGGACAGCGACGGAAAGATGCAGACCGTGACTGAATGGCAGTACGACGAGAAAGAAATGACAGTCGAGGAATATGAGAACATGGCACTCATGAAGTCAGTCGTTGAGGAGAACACATCCGGAATCGTCGAATCAGTGACACAGTTTCAGAAAGATGCGGTCATTGACGAATACACACAGCAGTTGATTGAGGAGGGGTTGATTTAGTATGAAAATGCTTGTTGAAAGTCTCAAAAGAATGTACAAAAAAGGCACTCTCACAAAGGAACAGATTTCCGAGCGTGTCGCAAAGGGCAGTATTTCAGCGGATGAATATGAATATATCACAGGAGAAAAATTCTCCGGCGGTGATACAGAATGAGTCCGCTTGAAATAATATCACGATTGTGCGATGTGACGGAAAATCTATCGGCAATCGTGAAAAAACAGCAAACAATCATTGAACAGTCGAAAATCGAGGAGGCGGTCAGAGCGGAACTCCGGCAAGAGGTAGAGGAGACAGACAGGGAGATGGATGTTCTCGAATATCACATGCGGAAATACTGCGACACCGACGACATCGAGGCGACAGAGTTCGGAAAGGAGAACGCCGTTGACGATTGAGGTTTCCTTGCTAATCTCCGGAGTGTCGGTTGCATTCGCAATCTTTTTCGGAATCTGCTCAAAGCAGAGGAACGACAAAAAAGACACACAGGAAGAAACGGAGAGACGAGCAGAAAATGACACAATGGTGGTTGTGAAACTTGAGAACATCGCAGACGACATCAAGGACATCAAACGGGAATCAAGAGAGAACCGTGAGGAGATGAAACAGTTGAGAGAGCGTGTTGTCATTGTGGAACAGTCACTCAAGAGTTATCACAAGAGACTGGACGGAGAACAGCATTCCGACCGATAACAGGAGGGCAGGAAACAGGCAAGAATCAACCTCACAGAAAAGAGGCAATACATGAGAATGACAGAACAGGAACGACGCATCAGAATCCGGCATCTGAAAAGAATGTACCGGATAAGGGAGCGAAAAGAGAGACATGACAAAAAGGTGTCCGGTCTGTTCATGAAACGTGTTGTATTCACTTTGATTCTTGCAGCATTTATCTTTACAGTCGTGATGATATTTGTGTTTTTGCGGATGGGTTCAGAACCGTCGACACTGATTGAGAATGTATTCAGATTTCTTTCGGTTGAGGGCGGTGCAATGGCACTCATTAAGTCCGTGAAAACGGTCAAGGGAACAAAGTCAAACGGAGAAATACAACACAATGACGAACCGGAACAGGATGACGAGGAGGTACAAGGATGAAATACATCGTCGAGAATTGGTTTGTGATTGTGGGTCTGATTGCGGTATGTGCAGCGGGAGGATATGCAGTATATGTTTTCGTGAAAATGCCGTCAGACAAACAGTTGAACAAAGTGAGAGAATGGCTGCTCTATGCAGTCACAAAGGCAGAAAAGGAACTGGGAGGCGGTACAGGTCAAATCAAACTGCGATATGTATATGATATGTTCGTCGCACGGTTCACATGGCTTGCGAGAGTGATTTCGTTCGAGGCTTTTTCGATGATGGTCGACGAGGCACTTGAGAGAATGAAAAAGATGCTTGAGAGCAACAAGGCGATGCAGACGCTTGTGAGCGGTGAGGCAGGTGAGACGGTTGAAAAGGATATGTGATTTCGTAACCGGAAACATGCAAACAATCATGTTGATATATGCAATCGTTGCGGTCATCGTGTGGGTGGCTGTCAATTTGTTCTTTTGGAAAATCTCTCTCGATTTAGAGAAAGAGGTTCGAGAAGAAATGAGAGACTATAAGGATTGTGATTTCAACAATACAGACGAGGCAAAATTCGGGAAATACATTACAAGGTTGACCGGATTCATTATTTCAATACCCGCTGCGTTGATGTGGTGGGGTACGCCTCTAATCGTCGGAGGCTTGATGCTATACGACAAGATACAAGAAAAGAATCCGGAATTATGCGGATTCACAGCAGAAGAATTTGACAAGGAGGAAAACAAATGATTTCAAATTGCGGACATGATGAAAATAACAGATACAGCGGAGGAAAGGCAGGAGACCAGACAGGTACAGAGTGGAGGGTTATAAATTGGTATAACAGACCGTGGAAATGCGTCCTCCGTCATCCGGATGCAAAGGTCAGAAAAATGATTGCGAGCATGGCAAAGGCAGCAGCAGTCAACAATAAAATCGGATATGACCAGTCAGAGAGATACACATTTTGGGAGCGTCTCAAGGCATCGAATTACGACCCTGCACAAATCACGATTGCGTGTGAGGCAGATTGTTCATCCGGTGTCGCTGCAATCGTAAAGGGGGCAGGTTACAGACTGGGAAATGAGAAAATGAAGAATGTGAGCATTTATCTCTATACCGGAAACATGAGAGCAGGTCTCAAGGCAGCAGGATTCGAGGTGTTGACAGACAGCAAATATCTGACATCGGATGCGTACTTGCTTGAGGGAGACATCCTCCTCAATGACAATGCTCACGTTGCAACGAACCTCACGGACGGGGCGAAGTCATCCGGAACAGGTGCATCAAACACAACACCAGTCAAGAGCAACGCAAAGGTCGACGTTGCACACGGGTTCAACAAAAGCCTTGCAGGAACTTACAAGGTGACTGCATCCGGATTGAATCTCCGTGCAGGAGCAGGAACAGGAAAGTCAATCCTTGCGGTGATGAAAAACGGCGAGAAAGTCCAGTGCTATGGATATTATAACGATTGCAACGGTGTGAAATGGTTGTATGTGGTTTACAAGAACATTGTCGGATATGCGTCAAGCAAGTATTTGAGCAAATAGGAGGGATAATCATGTTATACTATTTAGGCAAAGGAACAGAGTTCAAGAAAGAGGACTGCAAAGAGTACAAGACCATTGAGGGAGCAATGAAAGCAGCAGCAAAGGACGAGAGTTTTGTTGTGTGGGATGAAAACGGAAATGTCATCGGCTCACTCACGGACAATGTTCCGGATGGAGCATTGCAGACGAATCCGGACGGCAGCGTCAACGCATACGATGCGGACGGAAACAAGGTCGGAACAGTCGATGCGGAAACCGTTGAGAAAATGACAACATTTGAGAGTAACGAGGATGCAGCAGGGCAGCAGGAGGACGCAGAGGACGAGGAAACAGCCTCAAACGATGCAGAGACGACAAAACCTCCGCTTGAACCGGAAACGGGCGAGAATGGGGCAAATACAGAGCCACAGGAGGCAGAGGACGAACCGGAAGACAAAGTCATTATTCCACAGGGAAAAATGAAAGTGACGGTCATTTGTGACGGCTCACTCAATATCAGACGTTCCGCAGCGTGGGGGAATGAGAACATCTGCGGTCGTGCTATCAGAGGACAGTCATATTATGTGAAAGAGATTCATGTTGTGGACGGAAAGAAGATAGTCAGAACAATCGGAGACCTCTATCTCTCCGGAGAATCCGAGCATGTACAGTTTGAACAGTTATAAGAGCATACAGACAAAAAAGAGGACGGCATCCGGAAACGGGTGTCGTCCTTGTGCTATAATGGATTTATGAACGTGCTTGAATTTTGGCAATCAACGCATCCTGCAAAACTTTTGAATAGTTGATACCGTAATTTTCACATGCAGTATTGAGCCATGCAGGAATACTCAAAGTTTTCTTGACCGCTTTGTCATTGTACGCACGGGCGTATTCGTCGAGGTTGACACAAATCAAATTGACAAGTGCTGCATCCTCGTCCTTTTCAACTGCATCAAGAGGGGTCGGAGCGGGAAGAACATCACCATCACGCAAGGATGTGAATAAATACTGACCGCAAGCCTCTTGAGCCATTGCGAAAGCGTCCGCAAGGTTATCTCCGTAAGTTGCTAAATCATTGAGGTCGGGGAAAATAACTGAATATTTCCCGTCGTCCTCCGGATAAAAAACAGCAGGATAAATATAATTCATGATAACGCTCCTTTCTTTAATGGGTGGCAGGTCTCATTTGAGACCCGCCTGTTTGAGTATGGAGTTGACAACCCTTTGAGGAATGTCGCCTCGATGATTTGGGATTGTAACTTTTCCCGTTTTGGTTGGGTGTTTGTATTGATGATGTGAACCTCTCACATCTACTAACTCCCATCCGTCATTGAGGACTATTTTTTCAATTTCTCGAAATCTCATTTGTATTGTTTCCTCCTTACAAGTATATAATAACACGTATTTTACGTAATGTCAATAAAAATATACGTAAAATACGTAAAAAATAACAGAGATTTTCATACTACTAAATTGAACCTACCGACAGGAGCGTTGGATTCGCGGGCTGCAGATGAACTGCTTCGCTTGTTTAAGGAGATCAATCAGCAGGGACAGACCATCCTGATGGTGACGCACAGTGTGAAGGCAGCGAGTACGGCAAACAGAGTTCTGTTCATCAAGGACGGAGAAGTGTTCCATCAGTTGTACCGCGGCAATATGAGCAATGAAGAATTGTATGAAAAAATATCCGCAACACTGACTGCGCTGACAACGGGAGGTGAGGACAATGCGTAATGTATTGTATCCAAAGCTGGCTTCGACCAACATTAAGAAAAACGGAAAGACGTATTTTCCGTATCTTCTGACCTGCATTTTGACTGTCATGATGTTTTATGATCTCTTGTTAGTCTCCACCAATTCGGCGCTGGATACCATGCCCGGTGCATCCCAGCTGCGTCTGATCCTGAATTTTGCAGTTACGATCACAGGTGGTTTTTCGGCAATCTTTCTCTTTTATACGAACAGTTTTCTGGTTCGTCAGAGAAAAAAAGAGATGGGATTGTATCAGGTGCTTGGAATGGATAAGACGAACCTGACAAAGATGATGGTCTGGGAGAGCATCTATACTGCGGGCGCAGGTATCCTTGGAGGAATCCTGGCAGGAATCGTATTCGGACGCCTCATCTTTCTGGTACTCCTGAAATTGATCCGGTTTGATGTTGCATTTCAGTTTTCTGTGGAACCGGAGGCTATTTTGATCTGTGCCGGTCTATTTGGAGCTATCTTTCTTGTGATTCTGATCTGGAACATTTTCCAGGTGCAGAGAGTCAATCCGGTGGAACTTCTGCAGGGAGGGAAAAAAGGAGAAAAAGAACCAAAAGCAAACTGGCTGATCGCAGTGATCGGAATTCTTTTGTTGGGAAGCGGATATTATATTGCACAGACGACAGAGTCACCGCTTAGTGCGATCACAAAATTTTTTATTGCAGTAATTCTGGTTATTTTCGGAACCTACGCTCTGTTTACAGCGGGAAGTGTAGCGCTGTTAAAATTATTGAAGAAAAATAAAGCCTATTATTATAAGACAAAACATTTTGTTTCAGTGTCAGGTCTGATCTATCGAATGAAACAAAATGCAGTAGGACTGGCAAATATCTGTATTATGAGTACCATTGTACTGGTATTGATTTCTGCGACAGCATCCTTGTATATCGGGCAGGAAAATATAATGAATACACGTTTTAAGACTGAATTTTCCGCAACATCTGATGAAACAACTCCGGAAAATATACAAGCGATGGAGCGGATCGTGCAGGAAGAGACGCAAAGCCGGGGGCTGGAGATTATTCATGAACAAAAATACCGGTATGTGCCGCTGAGCGCCATGAAATATGACAATCAGCTCAAGTTTGATACGGATTCAGGAAGTGGATATGATGCAGATGCGATGCGAGGCTTGTATGTGATTCCATTGGCAGATTATAATGCACTGGAAGGAACCGATATTTCACTTGCTCCGGATGAAGTGCTGACCTATTTCCCGGATGAAGAGTTTGACAGCGGAGAAATCGTGTTAGGTAAAGAGAATTATCATGTAAAAGAAAACTTGAAGGAATCCAATCTGCAGAAAAAGAAAGAGGCAGATGTGACAAAGAATATTTATCTGGTAATGGCGGATGATGCAGCTGTAGAGCATGTGATACAGCTCTATGGTCCGACCAAAATTCCGATCACGATGCAGTATCTGTTGAATTTTGATATGAAGGGAAATGACACTGCAAAAAGTGAAGCTCTGGAATCCATGAAAGCGCGGATGGAGACAAGCGGCGAGGTGCAGTCATGCTATGTAGAATACAGAGAAGCTTATGCACAGGAATTTTATGGCGTTTACGGCGGATTTTTCTTCCTTGGAATTTTTGTAGGATTCTTGTTCCTGATGGCGACGGTCCTGATCATTTATTACAAACAGATTTCTGAAGGCTATGATGACAAAGACCGGTATCAGATTATGCAGAAAGTAGGAATGAGTAAGAAAGAAGTCAAAGGATCGATTCACAGCCAGATTTTGACAGTATTCTTTGTTCCGCTTCTTATGGCGATCCTGCATGTGACAGTGGCATTTAAACCGATTACAAAGCTCCTTCTTGTGTTTAATTTGTCAGATACACATTTATCCATGATGTGCACAATTGGAGTATCAGCAGTATTTGCGGTATTTTATGTGATCGTTTTTGCAATCACGTCAAGAGAATATTATAAGATCGTAAAATAAAAAAGAACAAGTTGCTGTAAATCCGTTATGTATGGATTTTACAGTAGCTTGTTCTTTTTGGTCAATCGTGCTATAATGCAGAAAAGCATAAAAATTCTGGTTTTCTAAGCGGAACGATACCGCATCTTTTATTCTTATAGCATATCGGAAGATCTCTATGCTTTGATTTCAATCTAAAACAGCAGAGAGGTTTGAGCGAAAGATGAAAACCTGTATGGTACGAAAAGGATTCAGATCCCGACCCCGCAGTTTGTGATTTTTTACAATGGAAGTCAGGAACAGCCGGATCGAAAAATTTTAAGATTGTCTGATG